CAACTTGAGACCAAAAAATCAGACTGAGACGTGAGAGAATAGATTCCGAAATTCGTAGGAAGCATAGATCGGGTATGCGGTAATTGGTGAAGTCACATTGGTAACAGCATAGTAATACTTCGCGTTTCCGTTTTCTGCCCGATACGGCAAAAGATTATGCCCACGATACGAAGATGCAACGCCCTTCTCTGGGTCAAAGAACTTGAACTTCATCGTAATATGGTTGCACTTGTAGACGCTCCAATCCGTCGTCTGGAACGGAGGGTAGACAGGTTGCACGTCGTAGCTATCGAAAAGAAGTGTTCCCGCAGCGTTTCCGAGAAACTCCGTATCGTTCACCGTGCCGATATAAGTTTGCAGCTTGAACGGTAACGCTTTCCCTGCCAAGTGAGTCCATTCTTGAGGAACGTAATACCACATCAACGTGATATCGGCCTTGCGTTCAGGAACCGAAAACGAAAATGTTGCTGGTAATTTTGCATCTGTCGCTGGTTCTCCGTTTACTCCGCTTCCTTCTGCCCACTTGAAAGCACTTCCTTCATAGGAAAGAACATCAATAGCGGGTTCCCCAATGATGCGAACGTACCTTTCCCATTCCTCTCGAACGCCCGCATCCGTCGTTATCTCATCATCGGTCTTCACATCGTAAGGCAGTGGCCCAAAGTCTGCATTGATGAGCAAGTCTTTGTACTTGCTCACCGCGTTGGGTCGTTTCCACTCTGGCTCATTGCCCGTGATCTTATCTTTCCCCCGATAGAATTGCCCCATCAAGGTCACTTTTTTACAGTAAAAGTTGGGGTAATCGGGATGCCGAAAAGGTATCTCTCGACGTAGGATTGGATCACCACCGGACGGGTATTCGACCCAGTTACAACCGAGCATAAATAACGCAGCATCGTAGCGATTCGGCCACCCGTCGACAACACGGAATTGCTTCGGGGCAGAAGCGTCTTCCAAACTCATTGTCACGGGCGAAGGGTCATTATCGCCAACCACTTCGAGTAGTGTGTCTTGGTCGAAATTCGGTAGCTTGATTAGTAGGCTTGCCATTTATGAACCGCTCCCGCCGATGTATTGTTGCTGTTGGAGGTTTAGTTGTTGTTGCCAGAATTCTTTAACCCTGTCCGTCAGATTGATGACTGCGTTTTTCACTTCGTTCGTAGCGACAACTTCTGGTGATTTTGTGCCGATAGCCGATTGACGGGCTTGCTGACCGAGTTGGTAGAAGGACGTATACGAGGACTTAACCGCAGCCGCACCCATCGAAGACTTGTTGCCATCTGGGAAAAGAGACTTCAAATTCCCTTCGTTGCCGGTGTCGAATCCCTTGCGTGCCACTTTCGGGAACATCTTTACAAGCTCACCAATCTGGCGAATGACCCACGCAAACGCAGCAACAAGGCGAGTAATCGCGTAGATGACTTCTGAGATTAAGGGGCGAAGTTCAAGCAACAAATCTGCAAAGATTTTCATGAACATAATCACATCGGGAAGAGCTTTCTCTAACTCCTTGACAGACTCGTCCCAGAGTTCCATCAAGGCCCCTGCAATCTCATTGAGAGCTTTTCCGAGAGGTTCAGCGATGGGTAACATCTTGGAGAAATACCGCTCGACCATCTCCCCGAATTTCTGGACACTCGGAAGAAGATAAGAGAATGCCTTGCTCCAGATGTAACCAAGCGTGGCCCCGAATTTGCCGATAGAACCCGCGATGTAAACCACAAGTCGGCCCATCGCTTGAATGGATTGCACAAACTCAGGAGAAGCGTTGGCAATGGAGTCACCAAACTGGCGAACGAGCTCGGTAGCTTCTTCCATGACGGGAGCAAGGATTCTTCCGAATACCGCTTGCATATCGGCAGCCGCTCTTTGGAACCGGTCGTAAATGCCGGGGTTCGAGAGTGCAACGAATTTGCCAATCAACGAATCGACAGCACCCACCGCACCCGTAATAGATTCGGTCATCTTGCCAAAGGCGTCACTCATTCCCTGCATGGCTTCCATGATCTTTTTGGGATTCAGGTAGTCTTTCAGCACACCGAGAAATTTCGTGCCGACTTGCATCGCCATGCTTTTAGCTTGACTCATCAAGAACGCTTGAACGGCCATTTACTTTTTCTCCCGTTTGACGTTGACTCCGAAGGAGGACATAAGGTCTAACCCCGCTTCGAACATCGCTTTTGCTTCTTCGTCGCTGATCGAATCGAAGTCGATATCTTCGGTCTCTTCGGGTTCGGGCTTACCCGCTTTCGCCGCCAGTCGTTTGCGTGCCGCAATGAACAAATCCTCTATCTGAGCATCGGTTGAATTTGCGAACTCTTCACGGGTCACTTCGGGATACACTTGGCGAATCAAGCGATACATCTTGCGGAAACTTACAGGAGGCCCAACCCTTGTAGAATTTCCGCTTTCGCTTTTGGGTCAGTGGTTGCCTCTACTTTTTTCGTGGCTTCGATGATCTCGCCTTTCAACCCCTCGAAGATCACAAGGAACTCCGTTCCGCACTTCTGCAAGAAGTCCTTGATCTCTTCGCGGTTGGCTTTTTCCATCCCTTCGACTTGTGCCCGTATCCATGCGGGAAGAGATGCAGGTGAGGCCATGAACCCCATCAGGTCTTGCACTGTGATTGCTTGCGGATCGCTCAAACACTTGGCAGCTTCTCGGAGTATCTCGTTGCGTTCTTTGGGGTCTTTGGTTCGCTTTGCTAACTTGAGAAATTGACGTTGCAAGACTTGCCGATAACTCACCTCGACAGCAGCGAGAACCTTTTGCGTGCGAAAAGAAACTCTGCGAATAACGCCTTTGTAGGTGATTGTGGGTAACGCTCCGTCGTTACCGAGAACCGATAACCGGTCTAACATGGCTTCCCCCTATCGTCCGTCATTATGCCCACTTGGTGCTAGTGATGCTGTTGACGTTAAAACTCAAATCGATGTTCTCAAAATCCGTGATACTTGCCGTTGTGGTTTCACCGGCCCACACCGCCGAAACGACGTAGCCAAGATCGGGCTTCTTGACAAACAGTGAAATCGAAACGGCAGCGTCAGAGCCAACCTTGATGCCGGTATCGTCTGGAACCTGAGCAAGCGAGAAACGGCCCTTCATTGTGCCGGTGAGCTTCGTAATACCAACCCCACTTTGCTCAATGACCATGCCGTCAGCGTCCATCGTTGTCTCAAACGTGGTGATATCCGAGAGGTTCGGAGCGAAGTTCAACGTCCATTCGCCGACGAAATCAAGCGTCGTGGAGCCAACTTTAACCCGTGCGTATTTGCCATGAACTGGAGTAAATGCCATTGGTTAGCCCCTTATGCTTTAATTCCGCCGATCGTGATTCTGAAAGTCGCCTTGTGACTTGCGTCTTGGTTAGTGAACTTTAACACCTTGTGCGTACCGTCAACCGTGATGCCCGTGAGCGGTTCGACCATCACGAAAACGCCGTCTTTGTAGAGGTATTCCCCGTTAGTCGTTGACTTCCAAAGACCGAGCCAACCGTTCGTCCCGTTGGGTTCAATGAGGATATGCGTGGCCTCTGTCGATGCGTCGGCGTTCGCTTCGAGCCTCACCACAAGGGCTTTCACTTTCTGGAAACCGACGGTCGTTCCTGTTGCTAATTCGGTGAAGGATGAAAGGTCGAAAGTCGTGTTCGCACTGGCAGCGAGTTCCACAACCTTTTCGTGCCACAAATCACATTGCCCAGAACCAGTCCCAGACGTAAACGAGACGGTCGTGCTGTTCGATGTGGAGCCAATCTGAGGCGACGTGATGCCCGTCCCGATAGTTTGTTTCGCATTCCAAGTGAGGTTGCCCGTGAGCGTGCCTGAAGGATTGTTCATCCGTTGCGTTCCTCAAGAAAAGTGTAAGTGAAGAGCATCGCCGAGTAGTCCACGTTCTGAGCGAGATACGAGGGGTCAAAATCGGGGTTGTTGTCAAGCTCGGCGTTGATGACACCCGCAACGAGGTCAGGCGTTTGAATCGCTTGGCGTATCTTCTCACGCCATTCGGGAACCTGTCCGGCGTTGAGTGTCGAGTTTTGCCCATCTTTGGTGAGAATGACCAAGAGCAACGAATAACGAACGAAGACCCATCCTTCAAACGACTGGTCAGCCGTTCCCGCCGATAGGTCATCGTTGGAATAGGTAATCAGAACTATCGGGTAGGTGTCGGTCTGGAACGATCGGGGCCATTTGCGAATGATCGAATCAGGCGTAGTTGCGAGTGCGTCGATGGTGGTCTTGATTGCTGTTGCAATCGTTTCCATTGAGGATGCCATGTTCTAGCCCTCCACGACGCATTCACAGACGGCCATCAAATCACCCCAACTGAAATTCGTGGAGAGAACTTGATAATTCACACCGCCATAAGATAAACGATCACCTACACGGGGCCGTACAGATTGACCGTTGTCCGCAAAGACTGACCATTGACTTGGTTGCCCTGAGATTGGGCCTACGTTCGTACTATCAAACGACTGACCCGCGAAGTTTGTTCCCGATCCATAGGTGTCTGTTACCGGATCGCGTTGGTACAGAACCACTGTGACCTTGTAGGGTAACTGGTTGATGTACGCTTTGAACGTGTCGCTTATTGAGATGATGGTGGCACTCATACCCCGAACTCGCTCCTAAGCTCGAAGGGGTCGAGCATCGATTGCATTTGAAGAGCTTGTAGGAGCGTGTCGTAAGCCTTCGAGACATTGTCTTGCAAGTGGGCTTCGTATGCAGGCCAATCGACTTGAGTTCCGTCAGGAAGTGAGAAGGTCGGGTATTCCCCGTTAGTCGTGATCGATGCTGAATCGGCGTACTTTGCTCGCCAGTTCGCGAGATGCCCAAGTGCATCTATGTACGACTGTTTTGCAAGAGTGACGATATCCGCTTCAGCAAAGGCCACGCTTAGCCCTCAACAGGGGACACGGTAACGGGGAAGGTTGTCGTTGAGACAATGCCGAAAAATGCTTTCGCTTTCGCTACGGCTTCTTCAGCGGTTTCGGCTTCGACTACACACCCTTGAGGGTGGTTAATGTGTGAGCCTTTCCACTTCGAGAGTTTCACTTCTGGAAGTGGTTTGGTCGCGGTCATTGTGGCTTTTACGTCGGCCATGATATTCTAATCTCCGTATTAGGTGTTGTAACATTTGGATGTAAAGCGAGGTTCGAGAACCCCTGCAACACCGGCCTCAAACGCTTTCACGCGAAGAGCGATGTCTTGTGTGAATTCGGCTTCGTTGTTCGGTGGGGCAGCAACGAAAGTTGGTGCAATCCATTCGCGGTAGCAGAAGGAACGAGCGAAGTCGCCTAACCACCAATAGTGTTTCGCGTTGGTCGTCGAGATACCGCCCGTTGTGGTCAACAGGTTGAACGCATATTGACTGGTCAGCAATCCGCCGGACATCTCAAGAGGGTTCGGGGCTTCCGAGTTAATCGACGGGTTGTTGCTGATCTGGCCTGTGCGGATCGTGGTTGCGTTGATCGCCGAGCGGAACGCATACCCTGCTTGCGGCATGTGCAGAATCTTCATCTTGGCATAGTCGATGAGGATCGGCTTCGAGGTGTATGGGTCGAGGATTTCCGTGAAGAGTTGTTGTTGCTTGAACACTTGATCGCCGGTGAAAGTACCAGCGGTCGTGTCAACACCCGAACGAGTATTCACCCAGTTACCGGAAGTGAGGTAAGTGTTGTAGGTCGTGTCTTTCCATGTGAAGTTGTTGGTAATCCCCATGACCACAGACAAGATTGCTTCTTCACGTCGGAGACCAACGCGGAAACCTATCTTGTTTGCCATTTCTTGAATCTTCCCGCCGGTTCGATCCATCGCCAATGCTTCAAGCGTGACGTTCATAATCTCGCCGTATTTGGCGATTGAAGGAAGGGTAATCCAGTCTTCTTTGACGCGGGTTTGCGGATACGGTTCACCCGGAAGAGTGAGGGTCGGCCCATCAACGGCTTGCGAAATACCCGGTACTTTGAGATCACCGAGGATCACACCCGTAGGAGGTTCTGGGATGACTTGGCAGAGTTGATCGCCGATAAATGCGGGGTTGTTGTACGCATCTTTGACGATGCGAATGAGTAACTGTCCGGTGATATTGGAGAACGCCGACGGGTCAATACCCACGAAGTTTTCCTGAACGCTGGCAAAGCTGTTGCGAGCGTACCCGTGACGATTTCCTTGCAAGTGTGACAAAATCAACTGTTGCCAGTTCTCGCCAAGCATCCCTTCGGCCAATCCGCCGAGAGCGATATTCCGATCTATTAACCCCTTGTCGAATGCTTCGAGTACGCGAGCTTCGGCAGCTTCACGCGAAGGGGAATCTGGGTGAGACAAAACCTTAGCCAACTTTTGGCCGATGGTTTTCGGCCCTTCTCGTAAGGCAACCATATTTGGTAGCTCCCGTAGTTTGACGAATGTAAAAGTATGTGGGCGTTTGCGTTATTAGCTTTGGCGTGCGGACGGTAAGAGCTTCGAGAGCAATTCGACTTGTACAGTCGTGGTTGTTCCCTTCGTTCGGCATCGTCCGATAGCACGGGCTTCAGTCGGAACTTTGGCAACCTTCTGGGATTCGAGAGCGTTACCGGAAGCCTTTGCAGGCCCGATCAAGTCACCCACAGCGTAGGTGTCGCTGATTGCGTCGAACTCAATCACGCCACCCGTTTCCACCATGCAGATGTTGTCAGAGGGGTAGCCTGTAACCCGTGCGACGTTGGCAGCTTTTTGACAGTTCGACCAACCGACGAACGAAGAAACAAACGCAGCTTGCGTTGTGCCGAGGTCGGTGTCCCATGGCGTGTCTTCGGCACGAACAAGCGTTCCCGAAGAGAGGCCCACAAGATCGAAGATCGAAACAGGCTGAGCCGTTGCAATCGTGACCTTTTGCGGTCGGTCTATCGGTTGGGAAATCAGTTGTGGCATATTCTCACCTATCTACGTTTGTTGATTGATTCGTTTGTGTCGTTGTTAAACCTTACCATCCACCGTTCTGGGCAGTAACACCGAGTAATTGCTCGATAGGTGCTTGCATGAATGCAGTTCCTTTGGAGGGTACTTTTGCTTCGGGTCGCGGTGCTGATACTGGTTTGTTTGGTGCGGGTTTGTTAGCCGATTCTTGAACCGGTGCGATGTTGAGACCTTCCACTTTTGCCGTCAGGGTCTCGATAGCCTTGAGCAACTTGAGGTTGACCGATTCCTCTTCTTTCTTTTCCATCTTGGCGTCTGCGTCGGTTTCCCCGTCCGCTTCGGTTGCCGGTGCGACTTCGGGGGCAGCCGTGCCGTTCACTTCATCGAGTAGCTTTTCGATGAGCTTGAGACATGCGGAACGCTTGACAGAATCGATTGAAGCATCGGTCATAAGTGCCGCAGCGAGTTGGCCGATGAGGTCAGCTAAACCGCCTCCCGCTTCGGGTTCCATTTCCATATCTTCAGCGGTACTTGCCACAGGGGGCATAGTCGTTTCGTCCATCTTTTCGGCTCCGTATTTGGTGGATTCAGTAATGCCCTCAGTTAGCGAGGGGTCGGCAACAAGATCGATTGAGTGAACATGCAAAATCTCTTCGACCCGTCGCGGTTCGTTTGGCTTTGCGAGGTCGGAGTAGCGGACAAAAGCGTCCTGAGAAAAGCCCAATGCACGGGGGTTATTCTTGGCCCACCATACAAATTCTTTGGCTCTGGGATGTTCGGGATTGAATCGCAGGTCGGCGTAAAGGCCGTCGGGTTTCGATTTGACATTCTCGAACCATCCGAATCGATCCACCATTGAGCGGGACTTCTCCCCGTCTTTCGTGTGATCGATGTTGCAGGCTTTGCCGTTGTAAAGTGCGACGTACTTGGCGAGAACTTCCGGTGGGTAATACCGCATCCCATCACGGGAATGAGTACCGACGATCTTGACTCCACGGATGATCCCAGCCACCGCATCTACTTCAGGGAATGCCTCTGAGTAGACAGGTGGTGACAGGTCGCGTTCTCGGTATTGGTTTAACGCCATACCAAAACCGTAACACACTAAAATTTCGTGTTGTCAAGATGCTTGTTCCGGTGTGATAAAGGTTTCTTCCATGTTTCCCCCATGTTTAGGCGACAATCATTTTATCGACCATTCGAGAAATTTATTCAAGCTCACTTCCCCCAGAATCACCCGAATTACCGCCGGTTTCTGCGTCGGGTGAGGTTGGCCCATCGACGTCGATTTGAGTTTGCTCTTTGTCTGTAAGGGGTTTATATCCCAACTCATCGCGGCCCTCTTCCTTCGTGATGATTCCAGCCTCGATGAGACTGATAATCCGATCCGATTCCTCTTTCGGGTCGCGGGTCTGTAAACTCGGTGCGGTCGTCTCGATCTCCAGCCACTGTAAAGCACGCGGGTCAAGCAAACCGACTTGGGTACAGTGTCGAAGATATCGCCACAAGAGGGACATGCCGGGGTTAATGCGTCGATTCCCGAAGAAGTCGCAGATTGTCTTTTGCAACGCAAGGAACATCTTGGTCGAAGGAGCTTCGGCAACGAGAGACGAAGTGTACGCCCCCATATCCGATGCGTTCGATGTGAGCATCCATTCCGGCATGACCACCGATGCTGCGATGTTCTTTAGCTCTTGGCGGAACACTTCTAGGAAGTCAGTAGCTCCAAGATTCGCGTTGGGGTATTCGTAATCGATATTCTCCCCAGTCGTGAGAATCGTCCCATCTTCAAAGTTCTCGATATTGCGTTCCCTGTCACCGGTGACAGGTTTGGTCGCACTGATCGCCGTCACCTTGTCTTTCAAGCGTTCGGCAGCCGTTGCCGTTCCCCCTTTGAGACGTCGAATGAGGGCAATTTTCGCACGGGCAACAGCGATAGCCGACAGGGATTTGCCGAGAGCTTCGACCCGTCGCAAATTCGTGAACACCGGATAAAATAGGGGTCGGCCACGCTTGGAAGATCGAAAGGCCATTCCGCCTTTCATGTGCATGACTTCAGAGGCTTCGATAAATTCGGGCGTCGTGGAGTAATAGGGGTTGGTGTTGATCCAATAGCCCTTGACGTGTTGCACATCGTGTTCGCTTGTCTCGATTCCGTAGGTGCGAGCGGGTGAGGAATCACCGGACGGAGAGAAGACCCATTCAGGTTCTACAAAACGAACTTGCATCGAACCAGACGCATCGGTGAACAATCGCAAGAACGCTTCGCCGTCGATATCCGTTCTGATGATGGTCTCTTGTTCGATACCGGCAAGGTCGTTAGCTTCTGAGAAAAGATCAATCAAGACTTGAGCATCTTCAACGAGAGAGGCGATTCCCTTTGGTGCCCGTTTGTTCTCTTTGACTCGGTAAATCAAACCAGTGCCGACGCAATAGTTTTTGCGGTTCTGCAAAGCGGATACCGCAAATTCAGACGTGGCACAGAGGAAGCGTGAATAGTTCCTGATAAGTGTGAGTTGAGACGTGGCAATCTGGACGGGTGTATCTTCGCCGAATCCCCTGTTCGGGGGAAGGTATGGCCCCCAACCTGCAACAGTGCCGACACCCTGCCAGTCGTCATAGAGCTTTTCGCGTGGATCGATCCAACCCGTACCGATCCCAGAAAGGAGCATCGTTGCTTCTTTGACAGCCGAGGTCAGAGATAGGTCTTGGTCTGCGATACGCCGATTACGGGCATTCACCATCTCTTCGATTTGTCGCGTCCATTCGGCTTGGTTCATTTCGGTCATGGTGGTTCTCACAGAACTGGATGACCAAACCCTAACCTACTTGGGATTTAACCCGTACAGGTTCACTTCAACCGTTGACTTATCTTTCGATTCGATGAACGCAAACTGATACCAGCAATCCGATTCGTAGCACGTTGTCGCACCCATTGCAATCACTCCATCCTTTTGAGAGATAGTAATTTCCCACCATTCATGCGAATAGACTGCCTCGAAGGTCGCCTCAAGGCGTCCGTCAACCTCTTCGCGTTCCCACCCATCGACGGGCATTTCGGGAAACGACGTGCGGAGCAATTCTACGATAGGCTTGCAATCGCCAGCCATACCAGCGACTAACGCTTCGATCCACACGCTACCCATCACACTTCCACTTTAGTCCTGTATTCTTCGAGAAACCACCAGATAGACGGATAGCCTATTTGGTCGCCGACATCGCCATCATCGTATTTGGTTGCAAGTACATAATCCCCGATTTCTAATGCAATGTCGGTCATCACACTTCCCCCTTAGTCATCGTAAGCCCAATAACAAGCCAAGTTAAACGCATCGGCCATATCGGGGCTTCGTTTGATTCGCTCTTTGATAATGTGTTTTGGCTCAACGATCAAGAGATTATCGGGCCGAACGATATATTTACTCGATATTAATTCGGTTCGCAAGCGTGCCCGATCCATTGGAGCAATTCGGGAAATATCGATTAGGTTTTCTTTCGCATGGGCAATCGCGTTAAACCATAATTCCGCACGAAGGTTGTAGTATTTCTGAGGCTCTTTCGCTCTTGCCGATGATTGAATATCAATGAAGGCGTACCCTTGTGCTTGGTCAACGACACCACCACCAACGCCGATACCGTCGATGAGTACGGGTATCTCACGCTCTTTCTGATTGCCCTTGTAGGTGTGACAGAGCAACCGTAATCGCTCTGCAATTTCCGAAGTGTTGCTATGTTTGAGTCGGATCACTTCGAGGAATACCGGCCCCTTCTTCACCCAAATAACGGTCTCATCGTCGCCGTATCGTGCGACATCACAACCGATCTGGACACGCCAATCGGGGTGAATATCCAGACGGGTCTTCTCGACTTGCTCCCATAATGAGTTGTTCCAGATGCTCTGCGATGAGTTCTCAGGCCATCGACCGAGAACCCGACAATCGGCAAGAGGGCCGGGTAGCCATCGGATAAGCTCACCACTCGCTAACGTGATGATGATTTGATTCGGGTATTCGGGGTCAGTCTCACGTAGACGTGTCCCGTAATCGTCCATCGCATCGATGACTTGTTGCAGACGCACAGCGGACGGGTAAGGCGGAGGAAGTCCTTTGAGTTCCGCTTGTATGTTCGGGTGATCGAATTGAGAGATTCGTATCACTTTCCAAAGGTCGGTCATCTCCAAATGGTGAACATGGGCAGAGGGATCGGTCGGGTTGTAGCAACAAACCCACATACCAGAACCCGGAACGCCCGTGAACATCGAAGCCCCTGCCTCGAAGTAGATCGGGTGGATACCGACAGCCTCATCGTAGAAAAGATAGATGCGTTCGCCGTGCAAGCCCTGAAAACGTTCGCCTGAATTGGTTGTTTTGGCGATGATCTCCCAACCCGGCCCCCGATATGCTCCCGATGCTTTGGGATAGAGTCCCAGAAGATTAGGCCGAGCTTTCCGAAGTTCCATGAAGATTCCGTCACGGACAGAATCAGCGGACGGCCCCGTAACAATCACACGCGATGGCCCTTCACACTCGTAGGCGTATCCGACCATTGCAGCCAACAAAAAGGTTTTACCGACGTTGTGACCGGAAGAAACAAGCACGCGGTGGGGTGGCTCCATCGCTGCCTGAACGATCTCGATTTGTTTGCCCCACGGGGTGCCGTAGTATTTCTCGATGTACTCGACGGGACTGCCACGAAAACGGGACGGGTCGTTACGAATCTTCTCGGTGGCTTTGAGGATTTCGTCTTGACTGAAACAACTCGTCAAGGATTTGGCTAAGGGCTGTAGCAACTGGTGCAGGTAATCCGGCGAGAAGTTTTTCAAGCTCGGTTGATTGATACCGTTCACTGTAACCTCGATCCCTCATTTTGGTTTTAGCGTAGAAGATCAAACAAGCGTTATCGCCATCAATGGCTTTCTTGACCAGCGTTTGTTCGACCTGATCTTTGATGCGTTCAATCTGATTATCTGCCAACCGTTTTAGCTCAGGATCGTTTTGAATTATCTCCCAAACAGTGCTGCGATCTTTATCAACGAGGATAGCAATGGCGTTGTAATTGCCGAAGGTTTCGACAATAAGTTCCTTGTAAACTTCCTTGTTTGCTTCGCGTTTCTTTTTAGGAACTGCCACGATTTTTCCTTTTAATACGTTTGGTTAAACCTTCCCAGTAACATCGGTATAAGGCTTGCCGTAGAGATTGCGGTGAACCCACTTTCCCTTCGATGCTGCTGCGAGAAAGAGACGCCACTGATATCGCGTGAATCCAGCGTACAAGCACGATACCGTCTCGACATCGTTGTGATCCTTGAAGGTCACAATGACACAAGGCGAGTTGCCGATGCCGAATCGTGAGCCGGATTCATGCCATTCCGCACGGGCTACCCAATCACTCATGGGGCTACTGAACGAATCGCTCTTACGATACTCGACGTGCGTGTAACTGGGTGCGTCTTTCCCACGAACAACGGTAAGTCCGAAATCTTCAGCGGTCATCGGTTGGGCATTGTCTCGCAGGTCATTACCCGTGAGCGGTGCTTGAGTGCGTGCCCAAACTGATTGCGTCGATACTCGGCGGGGTTGGCCCATGACTTAAGAGTAACACGCATCCAAACCCGATCAATCTGCCGTTTGGCACGCCATTTCCTCTAGCGTTTTTGTTACAGTCCGGTGACAAAACTCATCACTTTTTGCAACGTTCTAACTTTTACCATAATCACCAAACCCTTGTATTTCCCGTGTGCGGTGATTTGGCCGATTAATTCTGAATTTTGGTTTCGCTTCCTAACTCTATTATCGGCAATAGTTTGCGTCAATGTTGCCGATTAATTCTGATTAATTCTGAATTTTTAGTAAGGGCTGGAACCCCTATTTTTCTCGGCGAAAACGATTAATTCGGATTTATTTACGGTTTTCCTAGTACACACACACAGGGGGGTTTTAGCACTATCTCTATACTTGTCAGTATATTAGAGTGTTCTAGCTATAGGGATTAGAGTAGACAGACCAGTTATGGCATCTATAACGGTTTATGTTCGCAGGGATGGGTACTACCCAAAAGTAGCGGGTAGTAGCGGGGTTTTGAGTGGAATCGAAATCGCGTGAATCATCGAGAAAACAAGACAAGTTACTCAAACCCACCCTAAAAAAACAAGGGGGGTCTCCTATAGAGAAACACACAGAAGGGAATACACAGAGTATTTTCAAACTGTGTACTAGGTATATAGAGAGTCTTAATACTCCTACTGTTTGTAGTAGTGAAAAGAGTATTACAAAAAAAGTAGTACTCTCTTTGTGTGAACACTATGGGGATATACACCCAGACACATTCAAGGCTAAATCTCTTCTCACCTACCGTGCGAAACTCCTAGAGACCCAGAGGCTTTTGACCGCACTACTGCGAAGGCGATTTTAGGTCACTCTGGATACGACCTTCTCGACGTGTACATCGAGCAAGAATTAGGCAAAGCGACCCTTGCTGCCGCGACTCTCGGATAAGGCCAAAATCACTCTGAAACTTATATTACTTTAGTGGGTATGGCCTTCCCCCCAAATGTGTACTCTCTAGGAAATTAGTCAAGAAATCCGAATTAATCGCAAAACCCTATAAAACAAGGCAAAAAAGCCCGTTTTCAAAATTCAGAATTAATCCGAAAAAATCAGAATTAATCGGCGAAAAGTCACCAAACCCTATAAAACAAGGCGAAAAAGTGATGTCTCCAAAATTCAGAATTAATCGGATTAAAACCTGCTCATTTTTGATTCCCTATTTTTCTAGGGGTCGCAGCGTACTTATGAAAATAAAATGAAAATGCCTCTCATCACTTTTTAAGGTTTACTTAACAAGCTGGGTAAAATATATACATTGAAGATACGGTACAAACATACACTACCAAAGAGCCTATTATCCAACACTCAAACGAATTTGAAGTAACCACTTCGGTCAAAATCCCCCTGTGGATGGTCGGCGGAACTGCCACCGTTTCGACCACTCAGACGCCACAAGTAAGCCCCCCGCCGATGCCCATTCCAGAGGCGATTCCTGAGGCGGAAAATTACACCGACGAACCGGTCAAAAGTCCCGGCTTTGAGACGGTACTTTACAAGGGTGAAAGGTACTCATTTACCCCTCAACAAAGGGTCGTCGTTTCGGCCTTGTGGGAGGCATGGGAAAAGGGTGAGCCGTCAGTCCATCACCCCTCTATGTGCATAATCCTTGTGTCTACGAGGATTTGCTATGCTCCAACGATTCCAAAGCCAGCTTGCCAGCGTTGTAGTGCCGCCCCAAACCACGCCTAAAAAATCTGGTAAAATCTTTTCGGACAATCAAAAGAACGCTAGAGAATTGAAGGACGCCATCAAAAAACACCTATAAAACATGGTGTTTTTGGAAGGTCTCATAGATACTTATCTACGAAATTCAAAAAATATTTTTTATGCGTTACGCTTAGAGTAGGTCGAAAGAGAAAGAGTAACAGGGGAAAGAATATGCCAGTAACAGGATCGGGCAGGAAGGGTATTTCCTTCGCGGGAACCACCGAGTACAGCGACGAAGAGTTGGTGTACCTACGCAAGATCGACGAGCTACGCCAAAGACTCAAAGGATCGAGGGCATCCCGTCAACCGACGACGATGGAGATTGCGGAAGTCATTCTCGAGACCGCGAGAGAATTGGGATACCGGAAGCTCACACCCGCACAGGTGCAAGCGTTCGACGTAGGCTTACAGAAAGCCGAGAATTTACGGCGAATGCAAGAAGAAGCCGACAAAGCCAAGAGGAAGAAAAAGAACGGTTAGCCTTGCTTTAGCTTCTTCGATTCTTCGTGAGCTTGTTCAACAGCATCGAGGTAATCCGCAAGGAGAACCTGAGCCAATCGCTCTTCGATGTATTCGGCAGCGGTAATATCCCGCCAGTTGCAAATGAACTGAATACGCTTTGACATCTCGGTGAAGACCTTCACTGCAGTTGTTTCGCGTGCCGGTTTCTTTGTTTCGGGTAACGCCTCTTGCGTTTCAGGGGTTACCGGTTTTTTCTTTCCCATGTCGGGTAGTGTAGAGATCATTCGTTACTATCCTCCTATCTTCTCTATTTTGCACATCTTATTGCTTGTTCGCCAGTTGATAAATTTTCTTACATTCTAGTTGACAGAATTCCTAAGAACTGTATATTTTGGTTGTCGAGTAACTTAGTTACCAGTAACTATAGCACAGGTAAACCATGAACGCAACGGAGAAACCGAACACAGACGAAAAGCCCTTTCTCGCCCGTGCGGGAATGCCGGTAGGAAAGCGGGTTCGTGATGCTTTCGGGAATGGAACAAGTGGAAAGAGAGTTTAAATTTGAAGTGGATCAGTTACCGGAAGGGCTTTTGCAAGGGGTTTTGAGAAGCATAGAAGACCCTGACAAGATCGTAAATGCACGCGAGCCTTTCGGCTTGTTTTGAGAACAGTGGAACCCCACTTAGCGGGTGACTTCGAGGGTGGAGAGCAACCCTGAACGGTCGGTGAGTGAAGGATTCACTTGGGGGAAATATTCCTGCAAGATGCGGGTGTAGTGGGTTCGAGACCCCGCCGACCTTTCCTTCGGCTGGACTTGGTCTTGTCTAATCAGACCCGCCACTTGCAAAAGTGGAATGAACTATTCCGAAATTCTACCCTGAGGCAGCTAGGGATGACGCTTACGAAGCCAGCGTGCTGTATGCGACTGGAGCAGAGACGGCTTCAACCAGTGACAGTCGGGAGAGACCGGCATTTTTCGCCTGACAAATAACTCTGTGGAAGGAGTTCAATATGAGAAGGATCATTCTGTGGGGCTTTACCCTCACGATGGTAGGTCTTGCCGTAGCAACCGGCAGCCAATCAGCATTTACCATTTTCGCTTTGTTGGGCCTCGCAGCCTTCGCCGTTGTCGCTTCTTCTATGCAAGGGGGACGATAACGATGGGACTTTTATCAAAAGTCGTGAAGGCTGCACCAGTCCTTCCGTCACGCATCTACGCATACGCCGCCGAGAAATGGGGCAAAACCTCATGGGCAGCTTACGCACCCGAACCGATCTTCATTATGACTGAAGGTGAGACAGGGCTACTAACCCTTCTCGAAGCTGGTCGCATTCCAGAGACTGCCCACTTCCCCGACGATTGTAAGGCGTGGGGTGCATTGTGGGCCAATGTGCAAGCCATCCTCAAAGAAGATCACTCATACAAGACCCTCGTCATTGACACCAGCAACGGGGCCGAACGTCTTTGTAAACAGCACGTCTTGCAAACCGAGTTCAAAGGAAAGCTCTTTAGCAAGGACGGCTACAACTCGTTCGGGAAAGGGGACGATGCAACCGCCTTGACTTGGACAAAGTTCTTGGCGTTGCTCGATGAGGTTCGGGCGGTTCGGAACATGGGCATCATCCTGTTGGCCCACACACGCACAAAAGGCGTAACCAATTTGGACGGTGAAGACTACGACCAAATCCGCCCCGAAGGTATTGAGAAACTTTGGACACTTACGCACAAGTGGGCGGATGCCATTGTCTACGGCGGATATGACACCGCCGAGAATGAGAACGGCAAAGTCGTTAGCAAGGGCCGCTATCTTCGCACGACAGGTTCGCTTGCTACGGTCGCCGGTAATCGTTACGGGCTTCCCGAAAAGATCGATTGCGGAAGCAATGCGAGCGTGGCGTGGGGTAATTTCGAGAAGGCTTTGATTGCGTGCAAGTCCAAAGGGTCACACCTGCAAGCCATCGCACCAGTCCCACAACAAACGGTGAAAGATTTCATCTCGATTTTTGATCAAACATGGGCGGATATCGTCGCCGAATTGAAGCGTCTCGATATGTCGCGTGGAGCATTCGACCGACGCATCAAGGAGAAATACGGCCAAGATGTCCGCATTCCACAAGACCTGACCGAAGCTCAAGGTCAAGAGATTTTGGCATCGCTCAAGAGCCGTGAGACCCCGAAGAAAGAACAACCAAGCCAACCGGCCGAGAGTGTGCCGGTCGAAGAACGGATGCCGGAACAGACCATACCGACCGGCCCTCTTGTGCGGGACTTGCCATCCGCCGAATGTGATCGCCTTGAAGCTCAAGCGATTGCACGAACAAACGCGAAGGGTGTTTCGTGGCACGAAGTCACCATGCTTGCGGGTGCTATCACAGGTCAAGACCTCGTCGGGTTAGACCCCAAAGACCTAACCAAAGAAACGCTCGTCAAGATTCTCGACTGGTTGCAAGCTCAAACGAAAGTCGGACTGCAACGGATGTTAGAACAACTAAAGGTGTCACAATCATGAAAGTATTAAAGGCTTCCCATCAACGAACGGGTAGCTCAGTGGTCAGAGCCAGTAGCGATAACATCGTTTTGGGTCGTGGGTTCGACTCCCGCCCCGTTCAGTCGCCTAAATGAGGATTAGAGGGTGCGGTACTTTGTTACTTTTAGCTATGACCTTGTTCGATTATGCAATGCCCGAAGCATTGACGTTGCGGAAGGGTTGTCGCTTGAAGATTCTAAAAAGTTCTTGCGAAAGTTCCCTACGATCTGGGTGAAGGACGACGAAGTACGAAAATGGGAAGCCGCCGTTTCTCAGATTCTTCCTCCGTTGGCTCTGTGTGGTTTTCATCGTGCGGAAGACTCGGAGCGAATCCCCCCGGACTCGCAGGTCTTGCAAATACTGATGAGACCATCACACGAACTGAGCAGCTTTCACCGAGAGCGTGAGGTTATTTTCACGGGATGGGGAGTATCGTTCAGGTTGGCAAAGTGCCGTATCCCTCTGATTCAAAAGGTAATTGCATGATACCTGAAGACCTGCGTTTGTTGTTGCATCGTCCGTTAATTGCCGCCGATTGGTGCGGGGAGAGAGGTTATTTCATCGCCGAGGATTGGCTTCGCAGGGAGGGTATTCTTCCGCCTGCTCGACCTCTCCGATGGTATGGGTCTGGGTATGGGGATGGGTCTGGGTATGGGGATGGGTCTGGGTCTGGGT